CAATTATACTTAATAGTCTTAGATCAACAGGCCTAGAAGACAATGTTTTTTATGATGACGACTATTTGACTCTTAATATTCAATCAGAGGATGATATAATTTATCCTTTAAGAAATAGAATATTAACATTAGACCTAAATGATTCTAAAAGTATCCAAATTAAAATGGTGGCAGAAGGTTAATGGCCAACACAATATCCAATAACAGAATTAGTAATCTTGTTTATAGTCAATTACCATTCTTTGTTAGAAATGATCATTCTAACTTTATTACATTCATAGAGAAATACTATGAATATCTTGAGCAGAATGATAAAGTTATAAATCGTATCAAAAATCTTCAAAGATATCAAGATATAGATTTAACAGAAGATGAATTTGCTGAGAGGTTTTATTCTACATTTCTTAAATATATTCCACAAAAAGACATTTTAGCTGATAAAAAAATTCTGATTAAACATATCAAAGATTTTTATAGAGCTAAAGGTACAGAAAAAGCAACAAAATTTTTACTTAGAGCTTTATATGATCTTGAGATAGATTTTTATTATCCTAAAAAAGATATACTTAGAACCTCTGACGGCAAATGGTTTATTCAAAAATCGTTAAGAATTACTGATACTAAAATAGCTAATATATCTAATAGCAATCTCTCTGGATTAGAGAGATATATTGGCTCAAAAATTATAGGCAATACATCTAATTCTTCTGCACTAGTAGAAAAAGTTGATAGATTTTTTGAACAGGGAACACAAATTGATGAATTAATTCTCTCTAATATTAATGGTAATTTTATTAATGGTGAATTAATCTATACAATTACAGATACTACTAGCTTTATATCATCAAATGTTTTTGGTGGAATTATCAATACAATAGAAGTTGTAGATGGTGGATCACTATATTCTATTGGTGATCCAGTTATCATAGTTAGTAATACTGGTTCAGGTGCTTGTGCTACTGTATCATTAGTCACAACAGGCAATATAACATCTATTTCTGTTTTCTCTGGCGGTGCAGGATTTAGAGTTAATGATTATCTTCTTTTTACTGGTGGTGGAGGTACAGGAGCAAATGCTAATGTTAAAACAGTTATAAGTGATAATTCTATTCATCCGAATACTTATAATATAGTATCAAGTGTTATTAGTCTTGAAGCAAATACTACACTTGATAATGCTGTTTATACAAATCTCAGTTCATCAAATGTAAACACAAGTATATCTAACGCTGTAAATTTTTGGACATATGCTAATACTGGTCCAGTAGACACAGTATTAATATTATCATCAGGATCTAATTATTCATCTAAACCTGATATAAGTGTTATTGCCAATTCAGTAATACAGCAATTGGGTATTCTTGGTAGAATGGATATCATCAATGGTGGACAAAATTATGCCAAAGGTGATACAATTGAGTTTATTAATGTTATTGGCGGATATGGCACAGGTGCTTTTGCTAATGTGACAAATGTTGATGCTTCACAATCAAATGCTATAAATCAAATTAAATTTCAGATGATATCAGGTAATTTTATTGGTGGTTCAGGATATGATATAAACTATCTACCTACTGCTAATGTTGTATCTTCTACCGGTAATGGAGCTAATATAATAGTTTCTGCCATTCTTGGCACAGCAGCAAATCTGATACCAACAACATCTTCAATTGGTTCTATACAAAAAATTGTGATTTCTAATAGAGGTATTAACTATGGATCTAATACTAGAATTGATCTTACGCAATCCGGAGATGGAACTGCTAATGCCAATGTAACCACTATAACAGGAACTTTCAGTTATCCAGGCATTTATCTAAATGATGATGGACACATTAGTTCTTATAATTTCATACAAAATCGTGACTATTATCAAATATACTCATATGTTATTAAATCAGATCAATCAATTTCAAAATATCGACAAGCTGTAAAAGATATAATTCATCCTGCTGGTTTGAAACTATTTGGACAATATGAATATTTAAATGAATCATCAAATACTGGAAATCGTTCTTCAGCTAATGACGTTGTAGGAAGTTTAATTACAAGCAAAACATATGTGAAAACTGGTAACACTATAAATATAAACTATACATCACATACTCTCTCTATTAATTCCAATGTCATCCTTGAATTTACTTCTGGTGGTTCAAATAATGTTCGCAATGGAATATATATGGTACAAAACACTTTACCAAATTATTTTCAAGTATTGCAAAAGAGTTCATTATCTAATATTGCAATAGTAAATCCAGGAAGACTATATAACTCTAATAGCTTTCTTGTAATTACGGGAAATGGATATGGTGCTAATGCTACATTTAATACTAATGCTAATGGAAGTATAGTTTCTGTAATAATAAATGAACCAGGTATAGGATTTACTTTTCAACCAACTATTACAGCTAATGGATCAAATTCTATATCAGCTACATTTACATCAAATATAGCATATTCAAATAATACTTCTGGAAATGTGTTTGTTATCATCAGACAATAATGAATAAAAAAGGAAACTAGAAACGACAATAGGAGTCCTAATGATAACAAGTGTAACATTTGTTGATTTAAGAATTAATAATGCTGAACAATTTAAAGAATCAATATCAGAACCATCACCAAATACAAAGATATATCTAACATTTGGTAAAGCTGATGCGTGGGCAAATGAAGCTAGCCCAAATGTGACAAATTCTTCTTCAGCTACTGTATATGAAATATGGTCAAATATGATTGGTGGTAAAAGAATCTTTGGTAGTGATTTTTCACATATGATACCAAGATTTGATTGGTCTGCAAATACAGTATATACCAACTATGATCATATGCATACTAATCTTCATTCTGGCAATACTAAATTTTATGTTATGAATAGTGATTCCTCAGTATATAAATGTATTGCCAATGCTAATGGATCAAATTCGACTGTAGAACCAACTTCAGTTAATCCATCAATTACATCTTCTACTTCTGATGGTTATATTTGGAAATATATGTATACTTTATCTGATGCTGAAAAAACAAAATTCTTATCTGATGGTTATATTCCAGTAAAAACATTAGCGTCAAATGATGGATCACAACAATATCAAGTTCAACAAAATGCTACCAAAGGATCTATCAATTATATCCAAATTACAAATAGCGGTTCCAATTATACTAACATCTCTAACATTACAATTACAATAGCTGGTGACGGTTCTTTAGCTACAGCTGTTCCTGTTCTTAATACATCTACAAATGTCATTTCAAGTATTACTATTACAAATCCAGGAACATTATATACATATGCTAACGTAACTATCACAGATGCCGGACTAGGAACAGGAGCTACAGCAAGACCAATTATAAGTCCAATAGGTGGGCATGGCTCTGATCCACTATATGAATTAGGCGGTAAAAATATAATGATTTCTGTGAGAATATTATATGATGAAAATGGAACATTGCCTGTAACAAATGATCTTAGACAAATAACACTATTAAAAGATCCTTTAATTAGATCTTCAGCAAATGTCATCTCTAATACCGTATTTTTACAAGCAAAAACTTTAACTGTTGCAGGTACAGGAGATTATATACAAGACGAGATTGTTTATCAAGGATCCAGTTTAGCTACTGCAACTTTTAAAGGTCGTGTTGTGTCATGGGTTTCCTCAACAAATAAACTTATACTTATAAATACAGAAGGAACTGTCATAGCATCTCAATCAGTAACTGGATCGACAAGCTTTACTGTCAGAACCTTATCCGGCATAGTTGAAGAAGCATTAGAAAAATATACAGGCAAAATACTCTATGCAGATAATATAAAGCCTGTAACAAGATCATCTGATCAGACGGAAGAATATAAAATATTAGTTGAATTTTAGATGCTAATCGCTAAGGGAATAAAGTTAAATGGCTAATACCAGTAATACCACACTTTCTACAGATTTTAATGTATCACCGTATTATGATGACTATGATACATCTAAAGAATTTTATAGAATTTTATACAAACCAGGTTATGCTGTTCAAGCACGAGAACTAACACAACAGCAAACAATACTTCAAAAACAAGTAGGTAGAATAGGCACACATCTATTCAAAGAAGGAAGTATTGTCGTTCCTGGTATGTTTGGTATTCATACTGCAAATTCCACTTCTGGTCCTGTAGAATATGTAAAAGTTAATGATGTCGATTCTTCTAATTCTTCTGTCTCTATAGATAATTTCCTAGATCAAACAATCACAGGTCAAACAACTGGTATTAAAGCTGAAATTAGTTATGTTTTAGATGGAACACAAAGTTCCTCTAATACAAAAACAATTTATATTGATTATAGAAACGTCTCAAATACAAATTCGAGCATTAGAGTTTTTCAATCTGGAGAAATATTAACTTGTAATGCAGGAACATTGGTTGTTCATTCTACAAATCCAACAGGTAAAGGATCTGCCTTTAATATTTCAGAAGGTGTGTTTTATGCTAAAGAACATTTTATTCATTTTCCAACACAAAGAATTATTTTAGATAGATATAATGATTCACCATCATGCCGTGTTGGATTTACACTGCTAGAAGAAATTGTGAATTCTTCTGATGACCAAAGTCTGTTAGATCCTGCATTAGAATCATCAAATTTTTCTGCTCCTGGTTCCGATAGACTTAAACTCAATGCTGTTCTAACTGTTAATCCATATGATGAAACTACAACATCTGCTGATTTTATCACTCTAGTTACCATTGATGATGGTATTATTACAAAGAGTATGCAGAGACCACAATATAACATAATTGCTGACGAAATGGCAAAGAGAACATTTGATGAATCAGGTCATTATTATGTTAATGGACTAGAAGTCAACCTTAGAGAACATTTAGATGATGGTACTAATGGTGGAAGATTTTTATCAGCAAATGGTGGTAATGCCAATCTAATTTCTGTACAAGTGTCTCCTGGTACAGCATATGTTAGTGGATATGAAATTGGAACATTAAATACACGATATCTTTCTACACCTAAATCGTCTGACTATCTTACAATTACATCACAACTTTCATCAGCAGCACTTGGATCTTATGTTACTGTTAATCAATTTACAGGATCATGGGGATTAGATCAAGGAACAGTTATTGATCTATATGATACTACACAAACAAGATTAACATCACAATCTTGGTCTACAGGTGCGCAAACAGGCAATCTTATAGGAAATTCTGTCTTTGTTTCAGTAGAACATAATACAGGAACTATGGGCACACCATCTGCAAAATTTGATTTGTATCTTACTGATATCAAAATGTTAGGTAGTAACACTTTCTCTAATGTGAAAAGTATATATTATGATAATACTTCTACTGCTGATATGGGCGCCGATATAGTTCTAAATTCTTCAAATAATGCTATATTACAAGATGTCACTAACAATCCAAGTCTATATTATGTCGGATCAAACTTCACTAAGACATTAAAACCTAATAATATATCAGATACAATTTTTACATATGGCACAAGCACTGCTGTGGCCAATGTGGCACCAGGTACATTCAATTTATCTGTACCTGCTGGTGCTGATCAATTCCCATATGGCACAACCAATTTAACTGATACTCAAAAAAGACAAATTATTATTGCTCTAAATGCTGATAGTAATGTTGCTTTATCTGGCTCTGTATCAAACAATGGAACAACACTTATCGGTGTAAGCACTAACTTTAGTCTTCTAAATGTTGGTGATAAGATTTCTATGAATGGCATATCTGGCATATATTACATTGCATCTATTGCTAATGCAACATCACTAGTCTTAACATCAAATCTTGCTAAAACTGCATCTGGCAATACTTTAGTTAAGTCATATAAAAATGGTGACATTATTGATTTAACTTCTCTAGGAGCAACAGGAGTAGAAAGAACAGTATCAGCAACTTCATCTCAACTTTCATTTGATTTGAAAGAAACTATGGGCGGTCTTGTTCCTGGCACAATATCTTATCGTGTAGCCAAAACAGCAGCTAGTCAAATTAATAAAACATTAAGACCTAATAGATATGTGAAGATTAATACAGTAAGCAACTCAGGAAATACTACTGGTCCTTATAATTTAGGTATTCCTGATGTTTATAAAATTAGATCAATTCGAGCCAATACAGGAGGATCAATCAGTAGCAATACTGAAGGTTCCAATGTAACTTCACAATTTATCTTTGATAATGGACAAAAAGATTATTTCTATGATCATGCAACTATCAGGCCTAAAACAGCATTAACTGCTAATTCACATCTACTTGTAGAACTTGATTATTTTGAACCAGATTTCACTGTTGGACAAGGATTCTTCTCAATAGATTCATATCCAGTTAATGACTCTACTACATCAAATACATCAATTAAAACTGCTGAAATTCCTATCTATAAATCATCTTCATCTAATAAATCATATGATCTTAGAAACTATCTTGATTTTAGACCTATCAAAACAAGAACAGCAACAGATACTACCACTATAGGTTCAGCATCAGAAAATCCAGCAACATCAGCTATATTTAATAAAGATGCTAATGGCTTAAGAATTCCTGCACCATCCAGCGAAATAACTTATGATTATCAATATTACTTAGCAAGAAAAGATGTTTTGGCTGTTAATAAAGATAATATTTTCTTTTTTGAAAGAGGTGTTCCGTCACAATTTGCAATTACACCAATAGTGCCTGATGATGCAATGGCTCTAGCAACTATTACTATACCTCCATATCCATCTCTTTCTCTATTTTATGCTAATCAGATTAATAGAAGAGATTTGTCATGCTCTGTTAAGAAAACAGCATCAGTTAGATTTACAATGAGAGATATAGGTGTTTTAAAAGATAGAATTATCAATCTTGAATATTATGCAACACTATCTCTACTTGAAAAAAGTGCTCTCGAACTACTTATTCCGGATGCTGAAGGATTAGATAGATTTAAGAATGGCATTTTCGTTGATACATTTGCTTCTGATTCTCTTGCTGCTAAAGGACAAGAATATCCTGATTCAGAATGTAGAATAACTTTTGATTCTGATGAAAAAAGTATTAGACCAATCTATTCTATGGATTCATTCTATTATAACTATAATTCAGGCACAAATGTTAAGAAGACTGGTGATTTAGTAACTCTCAACTATTCTGAAGTTATTTTCTTAGAACAAACTAATGCCACAACTACAAGAAATACTGAAAGAACAACTTATAGATACCTTGGATTTATGACATTAATACCTGATTCTGACATTTGGGTATCTACTGAAGATGTTCCAGATCAAATGGCCATTATTAATCTTAAAGAGGCTTATGAAGCAAATTCTGTTCCTGTAGGTTATCAAGCAGGTCTTACCACAACATGGAATTCTTGGCAAACATATATAACAGGATATAGAGTTTATAGAGGGGATTCTATTAATCCTGCTAATCTTGTTGGCTCATATCAAACATCACAGCAAGCTCAAGCAATCGCATCTACTCTAAGATCAACTACAGCAGTGACAATTGAATCTATGCGGGCAAGTAATAGAGTAGGAATAGAAAATTGGACTGAAAATGATGTCAGATCAACATCTCTAGGTAATAAACTTATTGATGTTGATATTATTCCATATATTAGATCACAAAATATCAGCATTATTTGCCGTCAACTAAAACCATTTGCTCGCTATTATACTTTCTTTGACTCTGTTAATCTATCGAATTATGTGACACCACTTAATGAATCACAATATTCTTCCAATACAATATCAGTAATGGGTATTGCTGAAGGAACAGCACTTACAGCAGATGCTAATGGTGTAGTTAGATTATCACTAAGAATTCCTAATGAAACAGGAAAAAAATTCTATACCGGAACAAAAGAAGTTAGACTTACAGACAGTCCTACAAACACTGACGATGCTACATCCATTGGTGTTGGACATTTCGTAGCACAAGGATTGGTTCAAACACAGCAAGAAACAATTCTTTCTACAAGACAAGTAATTAACAAACGAAGAAATGTTATAGGTTCTAGAACAGATCCATCAACTATTGAAAATATACCTCTCTTTGTGCCAGAGCCCGTTAATAACGGTGACGGCTACACCAGCTTTACTCCCAGCGACGGCTGTTCAGCATATAGTTTCTTAACTAAAACTCCTTTTAATGAAGAAGGATTATTCATAACTTCATTCGATGTTTATGTAGCTCAAAAACATCCAGAATTAGGCGTTTGGTTTGAAATATTAGAGACAAATGAAGCAGGTCATATTACTCAAAATCAAGTTCCATTTTCAGCAGTGTGGTTCACAACTGACCAAGTACCTATTTCTACTGACGGTAAAACAAATCCATTAAATGTGAAATTCTCAAGTCCTGTATTTCTACAAAAAGATAAAACTTATGCTATAGCTATTCATCCTGAAGCTGTTAATCCTAACTATTATTTCTGGATATCAAGAATAGGTGAAACAGATGTTAATAATAACGTGCCTATTAATTCAAGAGTTTACACAGGAACTTTCTATCAGACTAATAATGGTATTGTTTGGGATGTTGTTCCTGATGTAGATTTGACAGTTAAAATGTATAGAGCATCATTTGATACTAATGTTGATGGTGTTGTTAATCTTGGTTCAAAAGGCAGAGATAAGTTTGCTTTAACTAATGTTACATCTACATTATCTACACATTATGGTAAAGCATTAAAATCTAATACAAATAATGTAACAACATCTCTATCTAAATCTTATGAAACAGCAAATAAAATAACAGCAATATTTGAAAATTCGAATGGAGCTTTTAGCACCAACACTATTATGTTTATGCCATCAGCTAATATTTCAGCAAATATTGCATATGTTGAAAACTTTAGATATAGTCTTGTTGATTTGGAACCATCATATCTAAAATTTACCAAAACCAGTATTGATTTCCAAATGAAAACTTGGTCTAACACGGGCACAGAAGGATCATTTGTATCAATTAATCCAAGCGACAATTATTACTTCGACGATGAAAGAGCAATATTCTCAAGATCGACTGAAATAGGATCATATTCTAGTGCTAATACTAATCAAGTAAAGGTAAATATGAGAACAACTTCAAATTATCTATCTCCAGTTCTTGATCTCAGTAGAACACATGTTATAATAGTTGATAACTTTATTAATAGCAATACTACAAATGAAACAAATCCAAGTGGTGGATATCTTTTTAACAAATATATTTCTAAAGTTATCACACTAGCCGAAGGTCAAGATGCTGAGGATATGTTAATTTATCTAACTTCTTATAGACCACCGGGGACAGATATAAAAGTATATGTAAGATTGCTTAATGCTGAAGATGGAGATTCGATTAGCAAAAGACCTTGGATCGAAATGCAAAAGTCAGGAATTTCTGACGGCATATATTCATCATTGGCGGACAGAAATGATTTCATTGAATATAAGATGGAAT